TAGAGATCAAGCCTATCCAGCAGAGATACAGTTTGCTATTCAGCAAAACGATGAGGCTATAACAAACAACGGCCGCATGGCCATAACTTTTTTAGATGATAGTACGGTCCGACTGACCGAGCACAGTCAGCTCATTGTAGACGAGTATATTTTTGATCCAGATCCTTCTAAGTCTAAAATGGCTATTACTTTCGGACTTGGTACAGCTAGGTTTATAACTGGCAACCTAAACCGTATAGATAAGCAAAACATAAAGCTAAAAACACCGACTGCAAACATCGCGATTAGAGGAACAGATTTTTCGGTTACGGTGGACGAATTGGGCAAAAGCCTTATAGTATTACTTCCAGATGCTTTGGGTTTATCAAGCGGTGAGATTGAAGTAATTACTGCTACAGGATCTGTTTTATTAAACAAACCGTTTCAAGCAACAACTATTTCGGTTTTTGAAAGCAATCCAAGCAAACCAGTAATATTAGATCTTAGTTTAGAAATGCTTGATAACATGCTTATCGTTACGCCACCAGAAGAAAAAGAACAAATAAGCGATGCACAAGTATCTGCAAAACAAAACAATGTTTTAGATTTTAATGACTTAGATGTAGATTACTTGGCAGAAGATTTTTTAGGTGGTGACGATTTAGCTTTTACAGAGCTAGATATAAACTACTTAGACGTTAATTTTTTAGAAGATATGCTTAATGTTTTAGATGCTTTAGAAGTGCAAGAGGAAGAGGATCAACTACAGCAAGCTACTGGTATCAAGATTGCTGGTACAGCAATAGGCCAGGACACAGAAACGCAGATCACAACTATTGTTACAGGCCAAATTGTAAGTTTGCGAAGGAATGTTAGCGGCTCTGCGCGTATTGATATAGACGGCAGTGGATCATATACCGTTATCTTTATACAAGATGGTAAGTCAAATGTTGTTAGAGTAAATGGTGGATCTGACTCTACTATAAAAATAACCCAGAGTAATTAATGAAAAGACTATTGTTACCTATACTTATAATACTAATTTTACCTTTGGTGTTTCAATCAACACCGACAGAAATACTAAAACTTAAAATATTTGATGCGCTGGTTGCAGAACAAGAACCTTCTGGTAACTTTGTTGTTTTAAATATTACAGAAGAAGATGTAGCAAAAGAAGGTGGCTGGCCCTTTCCGCGTCAAACTCTCGCACAAATACAAATAGATCTTATTAACGCAGGAGCTATTGGAGTTGGATGGGTTATAGCTTTTCCGCAAGCAGACAGAATGGGTGGTGATGAGGTTTTTGCAGAAACACTCGGATATGCACCTTCTGTGTTAGCAATGTTTGAAAACGACAATGGTAAATATCCAAAAACTACAGGAACAATAATAAAAGGCAATGACGTCGGTGGTATGCTTACTCCAGGTGTAGTACAAAATATCAACATACTACAAAATAATGCAAATCAAGGTATAGCTACTGCACCAGTTGACATAGACAACTTGGTAAGACGAATACCATTATTATTAAAAACACCAGACGGCTATGTTTCTTCTTTTGGCACAGAAGTTTTAAAAGTATTAACTGAAACCAGAAGCTATATTATTACCACGAATGAAAATGGCATACAAGAAATTGCAGTCAGAGGATTGCCACCAATACCTACAGATAATTTTGGAAGAAAATGGATCAGCTGGGTAAAAACACCAGAAACAAATTTAGAAGAAATGAATGTTGCTGGTAAATTTGTATTTATCGGAATTACCGCCGCAGGAATCCAACCACAAATTGCAACTCCAGTCGGTTTACTAGAACCTCACAAGATTCAAGCAGCATTATCTGAGTCAATCTTGATACAAAACTCTCCACAGGTCCCAGATTGGCATCTAGCGGCCGAAATTTTAATTTTTGCAATATTTGTGTCGCTGACATGGCTTGTAATCAATTATCTCGGTATAACCAAGGGTGTAAGTATGGCTGTAATTTTGTTAAGCACAGCGGCTTTCTCAGAGATTTTTAGCGTTCAAAAAGGTTATTTAATCGATTTTTCATGGACTTTTGTATCACAGTTCATTACAGGCTCTATTGCCTTCTATCTAAACTTTAGAAAACAGTTTAAATTACGTCAACAAATCAAAAAACAATTTGAACATTATTTGGATCCAAGACAAGTAAAGCAACTCCAGGACAATCCAGATCTACTTAAACTCGGTGGCGAAAAAAAATATTGCACATTTTTATTTACAGATCTTCGTGGTTTTACATCTTTGAGTGAAAAACTGCCACCAGAAGAAGTCACCGACATAATGAATAAAACTTTAACGGTCCAGGTAAACGCTGTGCAAAAATTAGGCGGTATGACAGATAAATTTATTGGGGACGCAGGCATGTTTATATTCGGAGCTCCTTTAGATCTTGAAGATCACGAAACTAAAGCAGTCCAGGCTGCAATGGATATACAAGCAGGTATTACAGAGCTCAATAAAACTTTATCTACACCAGTCCAGGTGGGCGTTGGAACCCAATCTGGATTTGCAGTGATTGGAAATATGGGATCGGATACTCGGTTTGATTATTCGGCAATCGGTGATCCTGTAAATACAGCTGCAAGATTAGAGTCGGCAACCAAAGAAGTTGGTGTAGATATTTTAATTGGGCAAGAAACTGCAAAAAATTGCAAACTTGTGTTAAAGTCTCTAAAACCTATTAAAGTAAAAGGTAAAAAAGACGAACTTAAGATATGGACGGTATAAATGAGTAAAGTATTATTTGGTGTAATAGGAGTTCTTGTTTTGGTTAGTGGTTTTCTCTACACGCAGAATAAAAATCTTGTAAGTATTAACCAAGCGTATGAATTACGAGACGTTGAACAAAAACAAGCAATAGAATCTTTGCAAAATGATTTTGCATTACAAACACAGGGATTGATAGATTTACAATCTAAAACTCAAGTAATTCAAAATGAAATGAACAGATATTTAGATATTTTCAAAAGACATAACCTTACAAAATTAGCTGCTGCAAAGCCAGGGTTAATAGAACCAAGAGTTAATAAAGCCACTAAGGAGGTATTTGATGGCATTGAACAAGACAGTCGCAGTATTGACAATCTTGATGATGGCTTGCAGTTGCAGTCTGATTCCAACTAAAAAAGTTGAAATAATATCAAAGCCTGTTGAACGTACAATTGTTCAACCAATATTGCCGAGAGAAATAGATTTAAAAGAACCCTATTGGTATGTAGTATCTGCACAAAACTTAGATGAATTTTTGTTGCAAATAGAAAAAGACCAAAGCCAGGTTGTTTTTTTTGCAATGTCTGTGCCCGATTACGAACTTATGGCCTACAACATGCAAGAACTAAAAAGATACATAAATGAACTAAAAGAAGTTGTCGTGTATTATAGAAAAGTAACAATAAAACAGGAAAAAGAAAATGAGTAAAGCACCAGATGCCTTTGTATATAATTGCCAATTAGATCGCGTGATCGACGGTGACACTTTTGACTGCATAATCGACCTTGGTTTTGATGTCAAATTACACAAACAAAGAGTACGTTTAAGCGGTATAGATACTCCAGAATCTAGGACTAGAGATTTAGCAGAAAAGAAACTAGGCCTTGCTGCAAAGGAAAGATTAAAAGAACTATGTGTCGGAAATTTTAAAATCAAATCACTTGGCAAAGGAAAGTACGGCAGAATATTGGGGATTCCTTATGATGAAAATGGTGAAGATATTTGTAAAATACTTATTAAAGAGGGCCATGCGGTCGAATATCACGGTGGAAAAAAAACTAAAGTCTGGGGAGACTATTAATATGAAAATATCACAAGAAGGTTTATCGTTAATTAAAAAGTTTGAAGGATGCGAATTAAAAGCATATCACTGCGCCGCAGGAGTTCCTACAATCGGGTATGGATCTACTCATGGTGTATCTATGGATATGGAGATTACTCAAGAAAAAGCTGACGAATTGTTAATGGAAGACGTGGCTAAGTTTGAAGAAGCTGTCACCAAAGCAGTAAAAGTTCCCTTAGAGCAAAATCAATACGATGCTTTGGTTTCCTGGACTTTTAATTTAGGGCCATCAAATTTGAGTAGTTCAACCATGCTGCGTGTTTTAAATGAAAAAAAATATGACGAAGTTCCAGCACAAATTAAACGCTGGAATAAGGCTGGCGGGAAGACACTCCAGGGACTTATTAGAAGAAGGGATGCGGAAGCCTTACTATTCGAGGGTAAGGAATGGCACGAAGTATAGCGATATGTAATACTACACCTAGGCGTAATACGCTTAGAGCTGAGTTGCATAAAATATCGTCGCTACCTTGTTTCTCAGCTCGTTTATGAGTGAAGTATCTTTTAAAGATTTTGATATTTTATCTGAGCAAGACAAGGCTGAGGCTGTTGCCTTGTTGCATAGATATGATCAATTAGAAAAACAAGATGTTTGTCAGCAAGACTTTATAACTTTTATAAAACACATGTGGCCCGACTTTATTGAAGGATCCCATCATAAAATTATTGCTGAAAAATTTAATAAAATTGCCGATAATAAACTTAAAAGATTAATAGTGTGCCTACCTCCTAGACATTCAAAGTCTGAGTTTGCATCAACTTTTTTTCC